AAGATGTTATTTTTAATAATATGGTTTATGTTTTGGGCGCAAAACAAGTTGCACATAAGAGTGTTTGGCCAGAAGTCAATCGTTTAATTGTGGAGAGTATGGAAGAACTACAAGCAAAGAATTTGGTTGATGATGACCAAACATTATGGCTAATGGCTTCATTGAAAAGGCCTGAAATCTTTAATTTAAATATTATTCCCGACCACCAGCTTGGTCACGATTCATTTGTTTTGTTTAATAATTATAATGATACAGTAAAATGAAAATATATCTTAGTTGCACCGCCAACCTTGGTGATTTTTTAAATGCTTTGCCTGTATTATCAGGGATTTATAAATCTCATGGTAAATTTGAATTTATCATAAGAGGTGAAATGAAAAAGTTCAATGGCATAAGAGAATTTTTGATGCATCAAGATTTGTTTACTGATGTTAATTTTGATGCAGATATTTTTCTATATGGTGGTTTTATAAATTTGAGTTCCTGGACAAGAGAAGATAGAAATAACACTAATCGACCAATTGAAACTTGCCGTTATGAAAACTGGTTGCGTGATAATTATCCCACTTTAAATTTTGAAGTTGATGATAATTTTACTTTAAAAGTGGAAAACTTACCAAATTTAACATGGAATCCTGGTTATTATAGTGGAGATAGGTGGAGTGGTAATGGTATAGATTCTCGGAGAGATACAAATGTACTTCAAAAATTTGACAAACTGAATTTTTTAGTTTATAATAGACCTATGATGGAAAATGCTTACATCATTAAAAATTGCAATGATCCATTTATTTCCACTTTTACTGGAATATCTGTGATTGCAGACCTATTAAATAAAAAACAAATTGTTTTATGGGGCGATGATATTCGTAATTGGGATAACAAACCAATCACCTATTCGTTTGAAAAACATTACTATGGAAACAGAAACTCACACCTAATGTATATTGGTGATTTTGAAATGGAAAAAATAAATGAATACTTTAACATATAAGAATAAAAGTTACCCACACCTACAATCTATTGGCAACGCATCACAATTTGCAATACCTTACGCCAAACATTTTTGTGGTGGTGACGGTTATGATATTGGATGTAATCGGCCTGAGTGGGCTTATCCTGGTTCTATAGCTGTTGATTTATTATTTGATGATGAATGGGAAGCATACAATCTTCCAAATAAAGAAGTTGATTATATCTATTCTAGTCATTGTTTAGAACATCTTCCTGATTGGGTTGAAGCGCTTGATTATTGGACATCAAAAATAAAAGTTGGCGGAACATTATTTTTATATTTACCTTGTTATAGTCAAGAATACTGGCGCCCATGGAACAACCGTAAACACGTCCATATCTTTAAACCAGAGATTCTTAAAGATTATATGACAGACCGTGGTTATACAAATATCTTCCATTCTGAAAGAGATATTAACGATTCGTTTATGATTGTTGGAGAAAAGAGTTGATTGTAAATGTATCACAAGAAACATTTGGTGGAGTAATACGAAACGGTGATATGATTGCGGCCGCCAATGTTGTGGAATATCTCAGGCAAAAAGAAAAAAAAGATATTAAATTTTATTTTGAACCTGGAACAATTAGTACAGCAAAATATTGCCAAGATTTTCATTCATGGATGCTTGCACACACAGATTATTTTTCCGCATTTGAAGGTACTGAAAAGTTGCCATGGAAAAAGGTAAACATTTGGGACTTCAGAGATATTGCAGGTGACTTGGTTAAAATACCTAATACACACAAAAAAGAAAAAAAAATTGTAATATATCCAATCTTTGATGCACCATATAATCAGTATCGTAATTGGCCAACAGAATTATTTTTAGATTTGATTAAACAATATGATAATTTTGATGGTGAAAAGGTACTTGTAAATGATAAAGCCTTCAACATTCCTGGTTGGACAGATAGCACAAATATTTTAGAGAGTTTAAATCACATTATGGCTGCCGAAACATATATTGGTGGTGATACTGGATTATCTCATTTTGTGGGCGCCCTAGATAGTGGACCAGAACCAATTTATTACACATCCAGTCGAGGTTTATTACATACAACGCCTTTCTACTGGATGACAGAAAAAAAAGGTACCATGAAAACATACTGGTTGGACTTTGAAGGAACACGGTGGCAATAAAATCCCAACATTTTTGCGACTATGTATCTAACCCAATTTTTCTAAGTTTTGACCTGAAAAGTGGAATGTTGTATAAATAAGTAAATCGGCAACCATAGTGTGTTGCAATCCGAAGGAAAAAATAATGCAAAACTTTTTATCATTCTTAAAAGAAGAAGCCAGCGAGGGTGGAGAACTTAAACATATCCATCACGCAGAAGATAGGCCATTGATGCACGGCCATGCTGGTTTTGAACATGCTCATGCAGCTTTGTTAAAAGCTCATGCTCATATGACTGGAGGACATAAGAATACCAATTTGACAATGAAATATGATGGTTCTCCATCCATTGTTTTTGGTCATCATCCTAAGAATGGTAAGTTTTTCGTAGCAACTAAATCTGCTTTCAATAAAAACCCCAAGATTAACCATACAGAAAAAGATATTGATAAAAACCATGGCCACGCTCCAGGTTTAGCACATACACTCAAACACGCACTCAAGCATCTTCCAAAAGTAACACCTAAAACTGGTGTATTCCAAGGTGATTTGATGCATCATGCCGACACCAAATCTTTACATGAATCATACATCACCGAATCTAAAGTATCATTCACTCCAAATACAATCACCTATACTGCACATGGTAAAGAAGCCGACAAGATTAAGAAATCTAAAGTTGGTGTAGTTGTTCATCACCAATATAGTGCCGACATGAAACATGCTTCACCCCATGTGGATACAAGCAAATTTAAAGAACATTCGGATGTACATATTCATGGTGCAGAACACGATACATCCAAAGTAAAACATTCCGCGGAGAATGAGAAACACTTTCAAAAACACATGACGGCTGCCAAAGAAATACATGATACTCATGGCCATAAAATGTATGATTCAATACACAAAAAACATAGTGGAGAAACTGGCCACCTGTCAACCTACATAAACAAGACAGTAAGACATGATGAAGTACCAAGTGTTAAAGGTTTCAAAGAACATTTACACGATGTTCACGCAAAACAGGCAGCTAAAGTTAAAACTGAGAAAGCCAAATCTGAAAAGACTAAAGAAGGCGAATCACAAATTTCTCATGTCGAAAAACATAAATCACATTATGGTAACTTATTGTCAATGCATCACCATTTACATCAAGCCAAAAATGCGTTGGTAAGTTCATTGGAAACACACGAAGGACATTATCAACACCACATTGCTGGTAAGAAATCTAAACCTGAAGGTTTCGTGGTTCACCATGATAATGAACCGACTAAGTTGGTTAACCGTGCAGAATTTGCTAAACAAAATTTATTAAAAGTTCGTAAATGAAATCGTTTAAAATATTCACTGCCGAATCGAAGGTAAGCAGACAATACCAAGGTTATGTCAATAAATCTGTTGAACATGGATATAATGCTCATAAAAAAGGTTTAATGGCAGCTCCCTCTAAAGATAACGAATTTTCGAAACATATGGGTCATGTGTTAAAAATTGTTTCACATGGTAACCATGATGGAAGTCCACATAAAGTTGGTCATCCAGATACAGAACATTATGAAGTTGTAAAACAATCAATTCATGCTTGGCATAAAGGTTGGGAAAAGGCAGATAGCGAACAATGAAGTCATTTTTAGAGTTAGTTGAAGAAAATAAGTCTGGTGAAGTTCACCATGCTATGACTTTTGGTCGAATGAATCCTCCAACAACCGGTCATTTAAAATTAATTGACAAGGTTAAAGAGGTTGCAAAAAAACATAATGCTTCACACTCTGTAGTTGTATCTCATTCTCAAGATTCTAAAAAGAATCCACTTTCCGGCGAACAAAAGGTTAAACATCTTAAAAGATATTCTCCCGGCACACATTTCGAAGCTTCTTCAAAAGAACATCCAACAATTATGCACCATGCAGAGAAGTTACACAAAAAAGGTGTAACACATCTTCATGTTGTTGCTGGTTCCGACCGTGTTAAAGAGTACCATGACCTCTTACACAAGTATAATGGTAAAGCAGATAAACATGGTCATGTTCCATATCATTTCAAATCCATAAAGGTACATTCAGCTGGACACCGTGATCCTGATGCCGAGGGTTCTGAAGGTATGTCCGGTACTAAAATGAGAGAACATGCCAAGAGTAAGAATTTCCATGAGTTCCGTAAAGGTGTTCCATCTCATGTGTCTGACACTCATGCAAAAGAGTTGATGCACGATACTCGTAAGGGTATGGGTTTACACGAAAGTCTTTATTATGGCACATTCAAAGCAATTTTTGTAACAGGTGGACCTGGCTCTGGTAAAGATGTTGTCATCCGTGAGTCCATTGGTGTATCAAATGCAGTAGAATTGAACGCTGTACAAGCCTTTGATTACTTGGCCGATAAACAGAAACTATCAGAGAAGTCAAATGATTTCCGTAGAGAATCCATCCGTAATCGTGGTCCATTAATTATCAATGGTCCAGCCGATGATGTTCATAGAATTGCATACATTAAAGAAGAATTAGAAGAACTTGGTTACGACACCATGATGGTATTTGTGAACACCACAAACGAAGCCAGTAAAGAAAGAAATAGTAGATTGTCTAGGATGATGGTTGAGTCCATCCGCCATGAAAAGTGGTTAAAATCACAGAAAAACAAAGAACTTTACTCAGAATCATTTCCTACTTTTGTTGAATTTGATAATAATCAAACTATTGACCTAATTCAAGAGGATATTACAGACACATATCAGGTTATAAATAGATTTGTGGGTAATCAATCCCGTAGCGATATTGCTTCTGATTGGTTTGTGAAGCGTAATAATTTAAATCTGTTTGAGGAAAAAAATGTTAAAAGCTTTAGTCAATTTTCTAAAATTAAAACCTCGGGTAACCGAGCAGAAGGACCTTGTGATATCCCAGCCGACAATCGTGCAGGAGCCACAGGTGGTGACGAAATCCGTGGAAACACCAACACGAGCAAAAACCCAAACAAAACGTACACCTTCAGAACCTACTCCGAAAACCAAGAGCCAACGCTCAAAACAGCCAGTGCTCCCAAAGAAGCCAACTTCTCCAAAGACAAAGAAAAAGACAAAGTAAAGAATAAGAAATTCGTTGATTCTCCAACACAGAGTCAACGATTAAGAAATTTAGACGGAATTGGACCACAATTCGATACACGCCAACAAGGAACAGTATATCCTATGTCAGGTCTAGGCGATGTAACCTACAGAGAACAAAGAGAATTTAGTAGTTTTAGAAAGAGTTTTAAAGAAGCAATTGATGATCCAGGTGCAGTAGATATGGGTGTTGGTGGAACTTTAGGTGGTGCAACCAATAAAGAACCAATGCAGACATATAAGGATACTGATAAGAATATAGGTATTCAGATTAAAAGTAAGAAAGTGAAAAAATAATGAATTATTTGCCTGCAGCTGGTGGTCAAATTCCAATTTTAAGATTGGCTGAAGTTGCTAGAAAATTTGCCCCCAAAGAGGGTTGTTTTGTTGAAGTTGGGGTTTTTACCGGTGGTACAGCATCGTATTTGACAGAGATTGCTGAAAATCGTAATCAAAAGATTTATTTGTATGATACGTTTTCGGGTTTGCCATATCAGGATTCATCCGATATGCATCCAGTAGGAGCATTTAATTATAGCGACATGGAAGCTATTAAAGCAGCATTACCTTATGCTGAAGTAATCAAAGGATTATTTCCGCAGAGTGCAGTAGAAATGCCTAAGGTTGCTTTTGCACATATTGATGTTGACCAATATCAGTCATATATCGAGTGCGTTAATTATTTAAAACCTTTAATGGTAGAAGGTGGTATCATGTGGTTTGATGACTATGAGTTGGAGGGAGCTAAGAAAGCCATCCATGAATTGTTTGAAGAAAAGGATTTGTTTTTCACTTATCCACAACCAGGTGTACCTAAAGTATTTACCATATTTTAAAAAAATCAGGAGAAAAAAATGTTTGGCAAAGATAATAAATTAGCTTCAATCGCAGATGCGGTTAAACAAGTTGTTGAAGCTTCACCTGTAAAGATTCCAACTACATCGGGAACAAAAGTCTTGGGTACACGCTATGGTAATTCTGCAAAAGCACATAAAGACCAAATAGCGGATCCTTTTGCCGGTCAAAAAGGTCCAGGTAAAAAAGATTTGGAAGCTATTGAAAAGCCTGTCAAAGAAGAATTAAAGGGCGACCAAGAAAAAATTGATGCCAATCATAATGACAAGATTGATTCTCAAGATTTCAAAATTCTCCGTGGTAAAAAGAAAGTTAAAGAAGATACTTTTGCTGGTAAGTTACTCAATTCGTTATCCGAATCCGAAGCAATTCAAAAAGAAATTAATGAAGTGATGAAGAAAGATGCAACTGCTGGTGATTGGATTCACGACTTTGTTCACTCTGATAATCCTAAGTTTTCAGGTAAATCCAAAGCAGAGCGTAAGAAGATGGCTCTTGGTGCTTACTATGCAAAACAGAATGAAGAAATTGTTCCTAAACAACAAGAACCTGAAGAAACTCCAGCTAGAAAAACAATTAAAGCTAAAGAAACTGAAGCTAAACGTGATGGTGAAGTTCAAAAGGTAGATAAATTTGATGCAAAATATGGTAAACCAAATCCATTTAAAGAAGAACATGTTGCCGAAGCAAAAGTTGGCGATGATGTTGTAAACAAAAAAGAAAAAATGGATGCATTAAAACCCCCTGCAAAACCAGGTCCACTACACAATGTAGGTAAAGGTTTTAAAGCTTTCTTGCAAGGCAAAAAAGAACCAATGGAATCTGTTGAAGTTGAAGGTGAAGTTTTGGATGAGAAACTGGATCCTAAAAAGAAAACTGTTGATACTTTAGCTGGTAGAGTTAAAGTGCCTGCTGATGCAAATACAGATAATCAACATTTTTCAGCTAAAGTTGAATTAAATTCTGAAGCTAAAACTCCAGAACAAGATGATGTTCCTTTTGAGCCTCCATATACAAAGACCACAGGAACTGTTACAGACAAGTCTGGCGCAAAACACAATCCTATGTCCCGTGCTAGAGATTTAGCAAAAACAGCATTAAAGCGTGTGCAAAGTGATTTAAAGGTAAAATAATGGACAATATTGCCAAGAAACTTAAAACTATTGTGAAAGGTGTTGCACCAAAATCAACTTTTGGTACAGACCCTAATGAACCGTGGTCCGCAAAAGCAGGTATCACAGAAGGTGCTTTAGACCAATATTTAATGGCAAGAGGCATCAATCCAAAATTTGTTTCAACGCAAACTAAAATTTCACATTCAAAATCTTCCGCTTTCCTAAAATGGAAACAAGACCATGTGGTTGAATCCGTAGATAAAAAAGATACAGTAACAATGGATATTCCTTTGTTGATTCGTGTTTTAGAATTGGCTCGTGAAGATATCAAGTCTGATATGGATTTACACCGTGTTGTTGAAAAGTTAATCAACATCCGTGATAAAGGTATGTTGACCATGGACGATTACGATTATATTGCAAAACTGAAAGAAGATTTGGACTTGCAAGGTGAACTAACAGAAGAAATGATTGATGAACTCAAAAAGTCCACAGTTAAATCTTGGTTGAGTAAACAAGAAGTTGTTCCTCCCAAGAAACCTGGTATGGATAGAAAAGCACACAATCAAAGAATTAAATCTCGTTCTAAATCTTGGGACCGTGCCTTAGACCGTTTAACTGGTTACAGAGCAACATCAGAAGAAGTAGTTGATGAGGCTAAAAAACCAAAACCAACTGCTTTAGAGAAATGGCGTAAAGCTTCAGATGAACGTGAAAAGAAACACAATGAGTTAGAAAAGAAACCTGGTGCTGTTGAGCGTTTGGAAAAGCATTTGAATAAAGAAGAATCTTCGGAATTTATGAAAGATGTGAAGAAAAAAGTTGCTGCAGCCAAATCTGATAGATATACACATTATTCAAAAACTTCTAAAGATATGCCAAATACAGCTGACACATATGCTCAAATGGCACAACATCAAAAGAAGTTGTCCAAAGAAGAAACTGAATTGGAAGAAGCAAAACATTATCCTAATAGATATCGTGCAACTTACCATGATCCAGACACAGACAAAATGACACATGTGATGGACTTCAATCATAAAAGTCTTGAAGCTGCAAAGAAACATGCAGAAGGTAGTAGATTACAACGTAAAGACGGAAAAGAAGATAAATTACATTCCGTTGAACAAATTAAAGAAGAATCTGTACGCAAAAAAGAAATGTCTAAATCAGCTCGCATGATTAAGGCACTATACAAGCGTAAAGGTGTGGTCAAGGAAGATTTATATGACCATGAAAAAGAAGATAAACCGGTTACATCTTATGGTAAACCACCTAAAATGTCAACACAGGATTCTAAAAAAAATGTGGGCGATAAAGCTCAAGCCGCAGCCGTTCTAACAGGTGGCAAGACATTAACAGGTCAAACTAGAGATACACTAGAAATTGACCCAATAATGCGTAAAGCTGGTCCGTTAGACCAAAACAAAAAAATATAAGAGATAAATAGTACTATAACCCGAGGTTAACAAGGAGAATAAAATGCCATTATGGGGAAATACAGATGCAGCGAATAGCAAGCCACACTTCTCATTTCTAAGAGAAACTACGCCTGTTCAAACATTCGTTAGCGCAAACGCAACTACAGCAGGTAACACAATTGTGTTTACCTCAAACGCCGCTTTTTCAAGCATTACCGCAAATATGTTTGTTTATAGTGCCGATGCCAATAATGCTGTTTCACGCAGTAATAAAGACTTGTCTTTATTTGACGGCAATGAAATGGCCTTTTGGAAATCAAATAACTCAATTACTCAAATTGATGCACCAAATGCTACTATTCGTTTGAAAAATAACGTATCTGGAACATTGGCTGCAGGTCAAACTGTTTGGGTGGGTAATGCACTTTCGTATCATACAGGCACAACCGCAGTTAATGCTGCTAACGATGTTATTTTGGTTACCGCAACTCGTATGGCAAACACACTAGGAACAACCAATGCTGGTGGTTCTACTGTTGCTAATACAAAATTAGGTAATTTGAATGCTGGTTGGAACCGCATTACTCGTAAGATTAACAATGATGGAACAGTACGTTTCTTAAAAGAAACTTTAGTTGCTCTTGCTAATCCAGTTGCTTCAAATACGAGTTCTGCAAATACTAGTGCTAATGCCATTTTTGGTGGTCTATAAGTATAGTTTGTAATTGATTTAAAGCGACCTTGCGGACAAACTATCCAGGGAATTCATAATCCCATATGGCAACTGGATATAAATCTGCAAGGTTTTTGTTTTTATGAAACCTAATAATAATAAAAAATGATAATTGATGATTTGAATGAAGAAAATTTTATGATATATGCAATGAAGTGTTATAATTCACCTCATTGTATTATGTCGGAATTCGAAAGCGATATTAAACGAACCAAATATCTGAAAAGATTGTTTCGTAGATATAAAGTTACAAAATCTTTGAAAGAAAGATTGATACTGAATCACATCATTTTATTAAATAATGTTTTTGGTCCTGTACACACACCAAGAATATTATTTTATAAAATTGATGAGAGAGATTACGATATTCTCAAAACGTTTTTATCGTATCTTGATATTATGCCAGACGAAATTAAAGGTATTAGGGGTATGAACGTTCATACATCACAGATACCATTAGAACCTAATGTTGTAGAGATATTAAGGCGTATATGAAATCTTTTAAACAATTCTTGGAAGAAAATTGCTGTTGCGTTACAGCCTTAGAAAAAGGTTTAAAGCAATTGGATAATCACGATTATGAATCAATTAATAAATTGATGATGAATATATCCAAAAAAGGTAATACTACCGGTAAAGATTTACACAATGATTTTGTATCCAAGCACGGTAAAACTCCCGATGAGTGGATTAAAGAACATATAGAAGAATCAGCTGCTTGGCAAAGAAAAGCAGGTAAAGATCCCGAAGGCGGATTAAACCGTAAAGGTGTTGCTTCTTATCGTAGAGAAAATCCAGGTTCAAAATTAAAGATGGCGGTAACTACACCACCATCAAAGTTGGATCCAGATTCTAAAGCTGCAAAGCGTAGAAAATCATTTTGTGCTCGCATGAGTGGTATGGAAGGTCCAATGAAGAAACCCAATGGAGAACCTACTCGTAAAGCACTCTCATTAAAGAAATGGAACTGTTAATGAAAACATTAAAACAATTTAAAGAATCTTGTTGGAAAGGTTATACTGCCATTGGTGTTAAGAAAAAAGGTGGCAGAACAGTTCCGAATTGTGTACCCGTTAAAGAAGATGGCGCTGCAGCCGCAGTTGCAGGTCCAGTTAATGCAGTCAGTTCAGGTGCAATCGCTGGTTCTGGTGGTAAAGGTGGAGAACCTGGAGTTTCTAAGAAAAGAAATCCTGTTATAAAGAATATGTTTAAAAGGAATCCTTCACAATGATTTGGTTGTTAAGTTTTCTACCTAATTTCATATTTCATTTAATTGTTATTATTGCAATTTTAGGTCTACTTGCGTCCACGTTTTTTAGTTTTGTTCCTTTTATTAGTACATATACAACACCAATCAAAATTGTGTCTATTGTAATGTTGATTATTGGTGTTTGGTTTGAAGGTGGCATAAGCAACAATGATGCTTGGTTAGCTAAAGTAAAAGAAATGGAATTAAAAGTTGCTAAAGCAGAAGCACAATCTGCTCAAGCAAATACAAAATTGGCCAATGAAATTAATGTAAAAAATAAAATTATTAAGGAGAATAGTAATGCAAATTCTAAAGCAATTACTAAGTACGTTGTTGATGAGTGTAAGTTGTCTAATGTTGCTGTCAGCTTGCACAACAGTTCCAGTCAAAATGAAGTTCCCGGAAGCACCATCGGAACTATTACAGGAACCTCCGAAATTAAAACCGCTGAACTCCTCACAACAGTAAACGAAAACTATAACACCTATTATGAATTAGTCAACATTGTAAAAGGTTGGCAATCTTGGTATAAAACACAAAAAGAAATCTTTGAAGGTGTAAAATAATGGAATTAACAAAAGAACAATTACAACAGTTGTTACCAGGTAATACATACATTGAACAATGGTGTGAAGCACTCAATGCCATATTACCTGATTATGACATTTCAACACCACAAAGAGTATCTGCTTTTTTAGCTCAATGTGCTCACGAATCTGGTGGATTCACAGCCTTGCATGAAAATTTAAACTATCGTGCAGAAAGTTTATGTAAAGTGTGGCCTCGTTACTTCAATGAGAGTAATGCTAATCAGTACGCACACAATCAAGAAGCAATAGCCAATCGTGCTTACGCTAATCGTATGGGCAATGGTGATGAAGCGTCTGGTGATGGTTTCCGTTACTGTGGTCGTGGTTTAATTCAGTTAACAGGTAAACAGAACTATCAGGCATTTGCGGATTCACTTCAAATGAATGTAGAAGAAGTTCCTGATTATTTGCAAACTTTTGAAGGTGCAATTCAATCTGCTTGTTGGTTTTGGGAAAGTAATAACTTGAATCAATTTGCTGATTCTGGCGACATTACAACTATGACCAAAAGGATTAATGGTGGAACTTTAGGCCTTGACGATAGATTGGCCAAATATCAACACGCTATGCAAATATTGAGTTAAAAGAAAGTTGTATATTATGGAAGATAGGCGTTTAATATTCTTTAGTGGTGGTGTTGAAAGTACCGCTTTATTATCAATGTCAAAACCTGATGATATTATAATTACTATTGTTGATACTCCCGGCAATAAACTATGTAATTGGTTTGGTGATGTTGATAAAGATAAGATTTTAAAAATAGCAGAACATTTTGATAGATTTGTTTATTTTACACCCGTACACATACCTTATGTTGAAATTGAAGAAGGTGTAGGTGTACATCAGATAAATATATGCTTTGAGATTGCAAACAATTGGGCTAGAATAAAGTCTAAGAGTTTAAAAGAAATTTGGAATGGTCAATTAAACTCAGAATATGAGATGAATTGGCCAAATAAAGAATTGAGAGATAATTGGCATAAATGTTGGGACATTTTACATCCAAACATTAAATACCATTATCCATTAGGACATTTGAGTAAACGACAATGTTGGGATATGATTCCTGATGAAGTCAAACCTTTTGTCCATTTTTGCAGACAGGATCCTCCAGGAAGACCTGACTGTCCATGCCAGAAGTGTGCAAGACATAAAAAAATGTTGGCAGGAGAATATGATGGTCCTTGGAGAAGGGACAAGACAGAAGATGGAAAACTACTATTAGTAGACCCATCAAACGAAGAACACAAATACAATATAGCCGGATAAGAAAGATAAAGATGGCCGAAGTACAAAATGTAGAAGGCAAAGAAAAAGAAGATTGGATGCAACAGAAATGGCGTCCAGCTATGGGCTGGTTATATATGGCCGTTTGCGGATTTGATTTTATCTTGGCACCAATTCTCTGGAGTATATTACAAGCATTAGGTAACCACGGCCACGTTGAAAATCAATGGACTCCATTAACACTTCAAGGTGCAGGATTATTTCATGTAGCCATGGGTGCTGTATTAGGAATTGCGGCATATGGCCGTACACAAGAAAAAATGGCTGGAGCTGCCGGTGGTAACGGCGCACCAACAACGCCTACATATCAAACACCAAGTTTTAATCCATCACCAGTTTCATCTCCAATGTCATCCAAGTCAGCAGTACCAACTTCAGGATTTCCACCACTATGAAAAAATTTCTAATTGCTTTAAACATTGTTATTTGGTCTTTTGTTAGTTATCAAACCACGGCTCACGCTGTTGAAACAAAATTGGTATGTAAACCTGGACCTAACGGCAAACAAACTTGTAAAACTATAAAGGTGCATAAGAAGCTAGATGGCACCAAAGTACCAGAAAAAAAGAAGAAATAAAATGGTAGATAAATCCCAACAAGATTGCATTGATGTTCAAGTCGATATTGGTGTTTTAAAAACTCAAGTATTGACTTTATCTGCACTCTGTAATAAAATGGACCAAGTTATCGAGAAACTTGTTGCTCAACACGACCGTCATATAGAAGCTGTATACAATCAAATGGATAAAAGAAGAACAGAAACGGAAGATGATATTTCCGAAATTCACGGTAGAATTGATGTTGTTTTAGATAAAGTTCAAGAAACCGAGAGCCGTATTATGGATGAAATAAAAAGCCTAAAAGATACCATGTCTAAACATGCCGAAACCTCGAAATCGCAATATGAACAAATTAATAAATGGAAATGGTCAATTGTTGGTGGTATACTTGTGATTTCATGGTTGTTTTCTAAGACAAATATTGATACAATACTACATTCCGTAAAGTAATTTTAAAATTTTTGAATTGATATATTATGAGTGTTTTTACCGACAGGTCTTTCCTGTTACAACTTTCACCTAAATTACAAAGGTTTTCCCAAAAAAAGGACGACCTCTATAATTTCAGGTGCCCGCTCTGTGGCGACTCACAGAAAAATAAAACAAAAACCCGTGGTTATGTTTTTCGTAAGAAGAATGATTATTTTTATATGTGCCATAATTGTGGCGTATCAACCACTTTTTACAATTTTCTTAAACAAGTGGATCCATCTCTTGTACAAGAATATCAATTAGAGAGGTATAAAAATGGTGAGAGCGGTCATAGCAACTATGCGAAGGCTGAATTTGAGGACCTCAAAAACACGAAGCCGGTCTTCCGTCAATCCCTTCAACTTCCGTCAATTGAATCTTTACCAGAGGCGCATTTTGCTAAAGTGTATGTTCAGCAAAGACGGATTCCTGAGGCCGTTCACTCGCAATTATACTATGCGGAAGATTTCGCAGCCTTCATACAAAATTTGGGGATTGAGAAAGAACTCCTTAAAGAGGACAAAAGACTTGTCATACCGTTTTATGATAAGGAAAAGAATCTCATTGCGGTCCAAGGCCGTGCGCTAGGAGAATCCAAATTACGATATATTACAATAAAATTAAATGATAATAATAAAAAAGTATATGGGTTGGATAGACTAAGTGATGATGAGGAAAAAAGAATTTATGTGGTTGAAGGACCAATTGATTCGATGTTCCTAGAGAATGCTGTGGCTACTGCGGATTCAAATTTGGAATCGATTACAGACACTTTGGACAAGTCTAAAGTAGTTTTGATATTCGACAATGAACCTCGAAACAAAGAGATTGTAAACCAGATGGAACACGCCATAGACAACCATTTCAATGTTGTTATTTGGCCTGAAATGATTGTTGAAAAAGATATTAATGATATGGTACTCGCTGGTTTCTCACCTGACGAAATTCAAGATTTTATAGATAAAAATACCTTCATTAATTTAAGAGCAAAATTTGAGTTTATTAATTGGAAGAAGGTTTGATATGGAAACTTTAGTATGGGAAATGCCTGAGTTAGAACACTTGATTAGAGAATTTAACAGGAAATATGTTGAAAGTGGACTGACTTACGGTTGGCCTTCAGATTCAAAAAAGGAATATGATTATGGTCATTGGAACAAAGTTGTATTGAAATCCAACAAACAATTCGTATTTGATAATGCAAAATTGCCTTTTATTAAAAAACATCCCGAAGTAGAAACAATTTGGAATATTTTACAATCAAAAATTGGTCGTAGAAAACTTTTGAGAGTGTATGTGAATGGTTATACTTATGGAACCGATGCATACTTACATCGTGATGATGGTTGGATTAGAGAAGTCTATGGTGATGTTTTAACCGAAACAGTTATAGTTTATTTGAATGATGAATGGAACGCTGATTGGGCTGGAGAAACTGTTATTATGGATGAATTTGGTGATATAGAAAAATCCATATTACCCAAAAAGAACAGAGTATTGGTTTTTAATTCAAATAAATTACACGCAGCTAGGCCTTTAACTAGAGCTTGCTCCAAGTTGAGAAAAGTGTTAGTATTTAAAACTATAGATTATAGTGTGCCTACTAAAGAAATTGATTTCATTTATAAATTAACATTAAATGATCCTAGACTATTCTACGTTTCATTTAAAATGTCCGTTGCACTAGATGAATTAAAATGTGGAAAAAATATCTGCCTATCAGCTCTTTACCATGCAGTATACACCTATGATATTGAAAGACAAACAGTTAAAGATTTAATCGGTGAATCTGCGGAACAATTAGTGTATGACCATCATAACAGATTAAATATGGAAACAAAAGATTTGATGTACATTGAATTTGCAAAATTAATGCGTACAAATAAAGATGGCGTTCATACTGAAACATTAAATACATTATGGAGAAAACTGAATGAAAGTTGAATTGATTAATTATTCACAAATTCCATTTTGTGATGATAGAGGTGTTATTCTGCCCCAAAAAAATCTATTAGAACAGATAGCATTTGCGGCAAGAGTGTCAAATCCATCAAATCAAAATAATGATGAATCGGCTGAGAAGTTAGTTCGATACTTAATTAAACACCAACATTGGTCACCACTTGAAATGGTCAATGTATGTTTGGAAATAGAAACTACCAGAGATATTGCAAGACAAATACTAAGGCATCGTTCTTTTTCGTTTCAAGAATTTTCACAACGATATGCTGACGCTTCACAACTAGGTATGGAATTTAAAGAAGCACGATTACAAGATACTAAGAATCGACAGAATAGTATTGAAATTGGAAACCAAACAACATATGATGAAATTGGTGGTACAATGATTCCTTTAAAAGATGCTTGGGAAAAAGAGCAAAAAAGAATTGCTGAGTTAACTGGTTCGGTATATAAATGGGCTATCAGCAATGGTATTGCAAAAGAACAGGCACGAGCAGTTTTGCCTGAAGGAATGACAGTATCAAGAATGTATATGAATGGAACTTTGCGGTCATGGGTACACTATATACAATTAAGAAGCGGTGTAGAAACACAAAAGGAACACAGAGAAATTGCTCTTGCCTGCGCTAATGCGATTGAATCAATTTTTCCGATGATTAAAGAATTTGTAGTATAATAATAACAATAAATAATAAGGCAAAAAAGCATGACTGAATATCTAGGAATTAATATAGATTTTGAACGAGATAAACTTTTTGATGAATTGGGTATTAAACGATTGCAAGAATCGTACATGAAGGAAGATGAAACTTCACCGCAACACAGATTTGCTTTTGTATCAAAATCATTTGGAAGTAATCCAGAACATGCACAAAGACTATACGAATACAGCAGTAAGCATTGGCTCTCTTATTCTACTCCCATTCTCAGTTTTGGTCGTAGTAAGCGTGGCATGCCTATATCATGTTTCCTTAATTATATTGAAGATACTGCGGAGGGACTAGTTGATAATCTATCAGAAACTAATTGGCTTTCTATGCTTGGTGGTGGCGTTGGTATTGGTTTTGGAATTCGTTCAGCAGACGATAAATCTACTGGTGTCATGCCTCACCTCAAAATCTACGATGCTAGTTCTCTTGCATATCGCCAAGGTCGTACTCGTAGGGGGTCTTATGCTGCTTACCTCGATATTAGTCATCCGGATATCATTGGGTTCTTAGAGATGCGTAAGGCCACAGGTGATGCAAATATTCGTTGTTTGAATTTACATCACGGCGTAAATATTACTGATGAGTTCATGCACCTCATCGAACAATCAATGTTGGATCCAGAATTTGATGATTCTTGGAATCTAGTTGATCCATCATCACATGAAATCCGTGAAACTGTATCCGCCAAGATGTTATGGCAAATGATTCTAGAATTGCGTATGCATACTGGTGAACCCTATATTCATTATATTGACACCAGTAACCGTGAATTACCAAAACACTTAAAAGATTTGGGTTTGAAAGTACACCAATCAAATCTTTGTTCTGAGATTATTTTACCCACAAACGAACAACGCACAGCAGTATGTTGTTTATCTTCTTTAAACCTTGAAACCTATGATGAGTGGAAAAATGAAAAATTATTTCTTAAAGATGTTGCTGAAATGCTCGATAATGTGCTTCAGTTCTTCATTGATAATGCTCCTGATTCTATCGCTCGTGCTAAATACTCCGCTCAACGAGAGCGTTCTATTGGTATCGGTGCTCTCGGGTTTCATGCTTATCTACAACGTAACGGAATTGCTTTTGAAGGCGTTATGGCCAAAGTTGCCAATAACAAAATTTTCAAATCTATTCGAGAAGGATTAGATGTTGCTAATAAAGAACTCGGACAAGAACGTGGTGAAGCTTTGGATGCAGTTGGTACTGGGAACAGGTTTAGTCATCTTATGGCTATTGCTCCCAATGCTTCTTCTTCCATTATCATGGGCAATACTTCTCCTTCTATTGAACCTTATCGTGCCAATGCTTATCGGCAGGATACTCTTTCGGGTTCTTTCTTAAACAAGAACAAGTGGTTAGATGCTGTCATTCAAAAACATTTAGCTAATGAGAAACATGAAATTGATACTGATGCGTATAATGATATCTGGTCTTCCATTATTGCTAATGATGGTTCAGTTCAACATTTAGATATTCTAACACAAGAAGAAAAAGATGTATTCAAAACAAGCATGGAAATTGACCAAAGATGGGTTATTGACCTTGCTGCTGACCGTCAAGAATATATTGACCAAGCTCAATCATTGAACTTGTTCTTTAGACCAGATGCACACATTAAGTATATTCACGCCATACATTTTATGGCATGGAAAAAAGGACTGAAAACACTTTACTACTGCCGTTCTGAAAAGATTGGTAAAGCAGATAAAGTTTCTAAGAAGATTGAAAGAAATGTTATTAAAGAGCTTGATATGACCCAAATTGCTCAAGGTAACGATTGTATTGCTTGCGAAGGATAGGAATGACTAAAAAAATAGAATCAAGGATGACCGATGAACGGACATATTTTAAACCTTTTAATTATGCTTGGGCTTATGATGCATGGCTTAAGCATGAGCAATCTCACTGGTTGCATACTGAAGTGCCAATGTTGGAGGATGTCAAAGACTGGAAAAAGAAACTTACTAAAGAGGAGAAACAATTTCTCACTCATATCTTTAGGTTCTTTACACAAGGAGATATTGACGTTGCTGGGGGTTATGTTAATAATTATCTTCCTTATTTCCCCCAACCAGAAATAAGAATGATGTTGTTGGGCTTTGCTGCTCGTGAAGCTCTACATATTGCTGCTTATTCACATCTGATTGAAACTTTGGGTTTACCTGATACAACATATAATGAATTTATGGCATATGCCGAAATGAAAGAAAAACATGACTACGTTATGGATATCTCTGCAAAGAATACTACTAAAGAGAATACTGCAACTCACATCGCTGTATTCTCGGCATTTACCGAAGGTATGCAGTTGTTTAGCTCTTTTATTATGTTACTTAATTTTCCACGACACGGCAAAATGAAAGGCATGG